GCGTCTCTAAGAAACTGCTCAAGCTCTGGCGAGCCTTCCATGCCTGCAAAGTTGCGGGTTGGCAATATGCGCCACAGGAACGAGGAATAAATGTGTATGACGTTTTTACAGTGGTTGTCTAGCGGAGTTAGCCCAATGCGTCGATCATAAGCCTTTGTATCCTCATTAAGATACTTTGACAGATACGAGCCGTCTTGGTAATCCTGTCCACCCATGTAACTGCGCAGATAAAACTCCCAACGGTCTACGTTGTTCTCAAAGTCGGGGTGCTGATATTCGATGTCTACATTAATCATGTCCACCTCTGCGGGGGCTGTGCCGCGTGAGATTTTTTAATTGGGAATAAGTAATCAACAGCATATCCAAGCGCATCATTCATATGATCGAAACCATCATCTTTATTTACCTGCGTGGTTCCCTCTTTGTATGTCTGGCGCTCAAGCGACTCAATAGTCTTTTTGCATTTAGGGTCAACATACAATTGCCTTATACCGTCTGCTGATCGCAGTCGTGAGTTAACCGCGTTGATTCTGTCTCTTATCGCTGAGTGCGAGTTTCTTACCTTTACCTCAAAGCCTGCATTTTGCAGTATCGACAAATCAGTACGCCCACCGGCGCTAGTCTTGCGCTGGCGGCACGCAGGGTCGGGGTATATCGTAACATTTTTGCGACCATACCGCCTGCTGATCTCATCCGCCATCTCATCAGTGTTTGAGCCAAAAATTACAATTTCATCGAAGGCGTGCAACACGTTGCCTTTGCGAACCATTAACACTGCGCTCATAGGGTCTAAGTTGAAGTCCATGCCTATCAGTATACGGCCAGCATCACCGTCAAATCTCCTAACCGATTCCTCGCGGTTAAAGTTGTAATAAATAACTCCTGAGTAATTTACAAATCGCGCCTGATACTCTTGAGTAAATGTGCGCTCATCCAAATCTTGCCTAGCCGCCTGCACTTCATCCTGCTCAACATTGCCGCCTTCCAGCGTTGTGTATTGGTGAGATGCCCACCCATCATCTTTATCAGCGCCCTTAGTCCAAAGATCATAAAAATGATTGCGACCTTTAGGCGTTCCAATAAAAATAGCCGATCCTTTACGATCCGATAGTGATGGTCTGATAACCTCATACCACGCTTCTTTGCGCATATCAGCAAACTCATCAAGCACGCAGAAGTCTAGCGCCCTGCCTCTAAGGTTGTCTGGCTTTTCTGCCCCTTTTAGGCTAATAACTGAGCCGTTCGCTAGGTGAAGGCTTAACGCCGTCTCGTTTGTTTTTAGTATGTACTCAGTAGGTATCGCTTGCAGTAGCATCTGCCACGCAATCTCTTTTGCCGCTTTGTATGTTGGGGCTATGTACCAGCAATTACGGCCTTCACCGCTTAGTGCGGCCCTTATTAGCTCTGCCGCAGAAAGGAATGTTTTGCCAAATCGACGCCCCGCAACGATTACTCTAAACCGTGCTTGATCTTGGAATATGCGAGTCTGAGGGTTAGTCAGATTCACTGTTAGCCAGATTAATAACTATCGGGGGTAGCTCTGTTATTTCTTCCATCTCTTCTCTTGCATCAGGCAGATACTTAGCCAACAGCCTAATGCGCTGTTCGTTAGCCGTCTTTAGCTTTAGCAATTCTTTCTGGAAGCTGTCAGACCCTACGTTTAAGCTCTCTATTTTCTCAATGTTTTCAAGCACGTAGTCTACTTTGCCCCTATTCGCTAAATAGGTGCGTAGCTCTTCTTTCCTAGCCTGCTTTCTAACATGTACATCTGTCTTCGCCATTTACATATCAGGGTGAGGTAATGAATGCGCCCAATATACCCCCTTCTCCGCTCCTGCTCTAATTTCACCATCGCCTATATCGGCATCATCCATTGGGTAAGATTCTACCGTGCCGTCGCTGAATGCAACCAAATAAGTGCCCGCCTCTCTTGGCATCTCACCAAAAGCCACGCGCCTCCATTTTATAGTTACAGTCTGCTCCATACAAATATGGTATCAGAGTTTAGATGCCGTGGATGATTAAATTAGCGCATATCAATAAACCAAGCCCCCGCGCTATTCATTTAATCTTTCGACGCCACGGCTCACCGTAGGAGTTACGGGGCTAATCTTGGCGGGGGTTCTTACTCCAAAAACTATAGCCATATAGCTCTGCACATCGCACATATCTAGCAATAATACGGTGATCTATACCGTAATGCACTCCCAAATCAACATATGTCACGCCGCTATCCAAGTGCTCTATGGCTTCGGCTACTTGATACCTTGTCATTTTATAGCGCACAGGTAGCTTTTTTGTTTTCATAATCAGGCCATCCAGATTTTCCATTAGAGATCTTAAAAAGGTTAATCATTTTGCAATAATGCGCATGTTCGTCAAGCGCCTCTTGGTAATCATCGCCACCGGCCAGCCCGATAAGGGCAACTATTGCGACGAATCCTAGTGCTAACCAATGCTCAGAAATGCTCATTGTCATCTACTCCCAGTAGCTTGCGGTAGTCCCGCTTGTCGTTGTTATCTGTCATTATCTGGTCAATAAAGCCGTATAGCTTCGGCTCCATGTGCCGGTGATACGCTAGTTCTACCGCCATGTTGTACTGCTGGCGCGGCGTTAGCGACTTCCAGTGATACTTTTGCCGCACAAAGGTGTCTAGCATCGTATCGTCTATGCGCTCATGCTTCATTGCTTAACCTCCCTAAAGGGCCGCTTACGCGGCCTCTTCGGTTAATTGAATAGCGGCCTTGGTGGGGCGCTTGAAGAATCCGAACTTGTTGTCGCGGTCTGAGCGGGTGATTGTGGCGGTGAACTGGATTCGGGAGTCACGCTCGGCGTCGTCGAGGGATTTGGGGCAGGTACCCCAAACGCGAAAGCCGCGATCGTCCTGTATCAACATCTTCAGCACGTCGCCGTAGTCGCTACTCTGCCACTTGAAGCAGAGGATAGAGCCGGTAATTTCGACTCGACCTTCGGGCGCGTCTTCACCGTTCTGGTGAGCGGCGTCTCTGGCGTCGCGTTCCTCTTGCGATTTCTCTTCGGCGAGACGCTGGAGCTTGTACAGGTCGCCCATCAGGTAATCGTCAATCGCTTGGCAGAGATCAGCAGGACATTTCGACACGTAGACGTAAATTAATTGCTCGCCGGTCTTGTCGCAGTGGTAAGGGCGACCCGTGTATACCGACACGGTTGCGCGAGCCTCGTCGGACAGCTCGCCAAAGCCGGTCATAAATTTTTCTGCTCGCTCGACAGGAACGTCACGAATGCGCGTGTCGTCGGTGAACGCGCCACTGGAAAGCGGTTCGTGTTCGCTTGACCAAGGGAGGAACTGACCGCGAAGATATGTCGCTTCAAATTCGTGATCGCCTTTTGCCCAAGTGTGAACGTAACCGTCAAAGGGCGCGTGAAGTCCCTTCGAAGATTCGGTCGGCTCGATGCCGTCGTTGTTGTCTGCTAGCGCCCTCTTCCATCGGGTTTTGTATGCCTTCAGACCGCGCTTACGTGCTTGCTCGTATTCGTTGATGCGTTGCTCTAACCAAGTAAAAAACTGATTCATAACATAATCCCCCTTATTGACTCCATATGTCAGTTAGTTGATATGCGTAAGTTACTTACCAACCACATACGGGTCAACACTTTTGTTTATATTATTTTGTTCTATAACTAGATGTAGCTTATAACCCTGTAATCTGGGTCTGCTTCCAGCTTCCGCAACTCTTCTCGGTAGTGCTTTGCCACTGCCCTTCTAGTTTCCTGATTGCCCTTCAAAATGCCGTTGCGTTTATCTCGCAAAATCACCATGTGAACCCCTCCAAGCTCCTCAATTAGCCAATCGTGAAACGCTACGGGATTCTCTGTGAAATACCTATGGTGGTGGTGGCATAGAGTGACTGCGTTCATTGCATCCCAACGGGTAACAATCGCCCGCCTGCCGTAAATATGGGCGCACTCCAGCGTTTCTCGCTTACCGCAATATAGGCACTCACCATCTCTTGCCCGAACTACCTTTGAGAATGCAACATCTGCCGCATCACGCTTGATCGCCATTAAACAGCCCTATCCCAATCAATAAAAAACCGCTCCCTGCCAATTGCCTTAACAAACTCTAAACAGGGCGAGCATTTCCAACCATGTAGCTTGCCGTACAAGCACTTTAAAAATATAGGCCGCATCTCAGTGTGACACTTCGGACACTTCATCAGGGGTAAATTCAATTTCAAAATCCTCTAGTGCTAACGCTGTCTGCCACTGGCCTGCAAAGTCGTTTATTTCCATTGCTATAGTGACGCCATCAGGCCATGTGTCTGTATACACAACGGTTTGTTTTTTGTTTGATATATCGGTAACACAGCCGCCAATAGTCGCAGGCAGAAAAACCACTACGCCTTGATCTTTAGGCAATGAAGCAGAAATTAATATCATGTCATGCACCTCTAGCCATACGAATATCACACCTATACCGCGCCACTTCCCCATATTCTCTATGTAAAACTATCGCGTTCATGTCTCGGCCTGATCTGTAGCCCTTTGCCGCGTGCCAAGCATCTTTTGCCGCCAGCGTTCTAAAGCTCTCCACAGTACAGCCGCGCAATTCCGTTTTTCTCATATGATGGATATGACCAACAAACCACATTCTATGCTCTGTGCCGCCCCACTCGGCAGGCTTATCTGTCGCCATCAACTCACCAAGATCTGCGTGCTTTACGGTGTCGCCATGCGTCACACCTATGAGGCACTTGCCAAATTGCAAGTAATGAAACTTTGCAACGGTTGGCTGAATAACAACTCTTGGCTCTTCGTTGAAATATGCCGCTAGGAAAGCCGATAGCATCACCGCGCTGTGATCGTCGTGATTTCCAATGGCGTTGATAACCTCCACCGCTGGATATTTTTTTAAAGCCAGATGTATCATATCGACCATAACCATACAGCCTAATTGCAACACTCTGGCCCAGCGTGAATCTACATCAAGCGGCGCTGAAGATCTGGTGGTGCGGTTGCTTTGATTGTCGCTGTGGAAAAAATCGCCCAAATTAGCAATCAAACACTTATTGGCATCTGGCGATGCGCCAAGTAAATTCTTAGAGGCATTGAGCAAATCATCACGGGCTATGTTGGTGTCAAAATCCTCACCACACTCTTCAGCCCACGCATACATTCCAATGTGTGGATCGCCTATCGGTATGGCTACCAGAAAATCTTTGCCGTCGCGCTTTTGCTTGTGTTGCTTTACTGGCTTGGAAAGCCCGCTGTATTTTTCTACCGCGTCAGCTATCGCCTCTTGCAACGCTTTGAGGCGTTCATCCTCTTGTAGCTTCGATTTAACCCACTGCCCTGTGGCCTTGCCGTCTTCGTTGTAATAAGTAGATACGCCAGAGACAACAAAACCGTCAGGCACCGGCTTGGTCATATCATGCTCAGGCGAATAACCGCTTTTCGCGGCTCGGTTTTTTACCCGCCCAACGAGCATATAAGCGTTACGCTCACTGATGCCCATTTTTTCCGCAACCTCGCGCATGGTAAAACCCTGCTCTTTGAGACTGACGGCTTTTGCTTGTCGCTCAGTTTCTGCGTATTGCTGTAGCGTCATCCTTGCCCCCAAGAATTTGCATATACTCAGAGTCATCAGGGCACGATAAGTTAACGCCGTGATCTAACAACCACACCTGCACCTGATTCATAAAATCAAACATCTCACCCCTGTCTAGCTTGCTTGTAGACTTAAGTTGGTTAGGTATTGTTGTGGTGCTTACAATTATATCGTGAGTACCGAGAAAGCGGTACTTCAACAGATCTTTGGCTTTTTCTTGGTCTATGTCTACGCCTCTGCCACTAAAGTGATCTGCCATCTCTCGGCACCATACATGAAAAAGTGCGTTCTGCGATAACGAGCGCCTACCAACATAGGGCTTTACTTTCCATTCTACAGGCCGCGACCAATCCCATTCCTCAAGTAGCCATTTTTCAAAAAACCCCAGCCGCTCTTTTAGCTGGTTTGCATCTCGGCACATCCAAAACTCACTCATGGACTTCCTCATTCCCTTAATAGGTCGCAATCGATAATGCTTGATCTTGTATGCGTCCGCTCTCTCTCGGAACGGGCCATCAGGATCTCCCTTTTTTACTTTTCTGCACAAGCAGTCGAATTCAGACTTCCATAACCAGCCGACCATTTCTGTCCTGCCTGACTTTATGTTGCTACTGCAAAAAACGTAAGCATCAACAGGGTATTCGATTTGTGAGGCTTCAACATGGGCATCATGGTCAGCTTGTGGCGCTACGTTTCTACGCTTTGTCTTAACGTCGATCTTTATGCCGCAAAACTCCAAGTCCCACAGACAACCAACATTTACGCTTGACACCCTCTTTGCGCCAAGCGCATCCCGCACAATAATCTCTGCCTCTTCCGCAGTTTTATGGCGACCCGCATCATGCGCCGCAATAGACGCGCTATTGCTCCAATTACACACTCAAAAGCTCTCAACCGTGCGTAATGGTAATTTTATATCCTGCCCATATTGCTGGTCTTTAAATGTCATGCCGTTGCCGTAGTACAGCTTTAGCGTGCCATTCCACATAGAGCCAAATTTTTGCTTTCTTATCTGAACATCAAGATCTGCGGTTTCGTCTAGTAAATCCTGCTCTGCGCTTGTAAGGAATTTACCGCTTGCCTGTTTCTCTAATGCCTCGCCGCGCTCTATGTTTCTGTTAACTAAAATTAGATTTGTGGCTAAGTCAGTAAATGCCCCTGCGCCGCGCACATCATCAGACGTTGCTCTGTAGTGAGTATGACCGCTTGGCCTTTTCCGCGTGTGGTGAATCAAAACGATATGCACGCCCATCTCTGCCAGACCGATCAGCGCATTAATAAAGTCGCGCTGTTGGTCAATGTCCTCAGAAACGCCGCACTTCTGCACGTTGTCGATTACCACTAGCTTACACCCTCGCTTATGAAACGCATCAACACAGCCATAAGCCCTCGCCGGTTGCACTGTGCCGTACACTTTATAGTGCCAAATGCGGTTTTGCGTAAAGTCGCAAAGCTGGTCAAACTGCTGGCGAGTTACTTGATCTGTAGCAAACGCTTGCTTTTGGAATCGGTACACTTGCGCCCGAAACGGCTCCTCTAGGCTCATCATGCCCACAGGGTGATATCGCGAGTAATGCAAAGCCATCTGTGACATCAATGCAGATTTGGCAGAGTTGTTTGGGCCAGCAATTAGCGTAACCTCACCGTCACGCCAGCCCCATTTGCCGTGCATTTCTTCCCACGGCATAGGCACGCCAGAGTTTCGCCCATGCACCTGCATCTCTTCCCATAACTGATCTCTAGCATCAGCCATCTGCGCCAAGCGCATCGATTCAAACTGACTTAGCCGCTGTGCAAGCTCGACAGGGCTGAGGTCTTGTATATCCGCAGGGCGTAGCGGTTGCACTAGCTCGCTCATAGCCCAGCCCAATTCTTACGAACCGCCTCCTTAAACGCTGAATCCCAATTGACATATTTATAATCTTTTGACTGCGCCCGATCTACAAAATGCTCTAAGTGCTGGTTCAGTCGCTTATGTCCATTTTTATCTGCCCACCTACGCACATCGCTAGAGATGGCAAAGTCATCAGGTATGGATGTTTTGCGCTTGCGTATATCTTTCTCTTCTATTCTATCTATTCTTATAGGAGGGACTTTGTCCGGAGCTTGTCCGGAGTTTGTCGCGACATTCCTGCTACTACGCATTAGCTTCAGCGTATATTCATCTGATCTGCTTGCCATTTTTAGGCACGTTATCTGGCCCTCTAGGTTTTCAAATAATTCCAAATCGCACATAAAGCGCATCATTTCCTCAACCCTCTCCCTGTGTATATTCACCTCTGAGGCAATTAATTCTGCGTCCTCTTCTAGCTCAAATGTAAGGTTGTGCGGCTCCACGGTTCTTGCTATGCACTCAAGCAAGTACCAATAAACTCCGTACCCCTCCATGCCATACTTTAACCTTAGCCGTTTTAATTTTGCGTCAATGCTCGCATTCGCATCATGCTTAAACCACTTCACTTCGTAGCCTCATCTGCAATCATTTTGCTAAGGCCAAAGGCTTTGCCTCCGCGTAATGCCGCGCGCTCTGCCTCTGCCATGCGCTTTGGCGTCATATCCGTTTGATGCTGTGCTAGGTCTACAATGTGGTCATCTACAGATCTCTCTACCACGTTATTACGTCTGGCTATGCTGTGATAGTGCTTGTCTGTGTCTGGATAAAGAGCGCCCCAATCAAGCCCTACGGCGCTAATTATGTCGAGGTTAGCGCAACCGGCCCAGCACTTTAGCAACAGCCTGCCGTCCGGCGCTATGTCAATACTAAGTGAGGGGTCAGAGTCGCTATGTGCTGGACAGCACGCCCGCCAACTGCCTTGCTTTATTTGTTTAACCTTTTCAAGCCTAGATAAAAACTCATTATAGCGTTGCATACCGTAGCCCCAAGCAGTGTTATAATAATCAATGCAGTACCCTCCCCTTTGCCCCGATTATTCGGGGCTTTTTTTATTCAGAAAATCATGTAGCTGTATTTCTAAAGCTATGCAAATTTTCTTGAGGGTTCCCATCTTCAAGTCTTGCTGTGAGCGCCAACGGCTAACTTGCTGAGGGCTAGTGTCCAACCGCCTAGCAAGCTCTGCACCGCTAATATTATGCTCAACCTGTACTTGCCTGATTCTGTCTCCAACGTGTATCAAAACGGTATGTCCTCTTCTGGCGGCTGTGTTGTGTCCACAGAATTTTTTGGCTCAAAGTTGCTCACGGCTGTATACGGCTTGCCCTTTTTGGACATTCTCATTTCAATATTCAGCCATTCTTTATCCGGATTGGCGGCTATCCAGCCCTTCATCCATTCGCGGAAGCTAGATATGTTTATGCCAAACTCCCCAATAACCCAATCTGGCGTTTTGCCTTCTCGCGGCTTTGGGTTGATGCCGTTTACAAACTCAATTTCATTATCCATTGCTTTACCCTCTATCTGCTTTCTTCATTGCGGCAACCAGCCTACGCACCTCACCATGAGGCTTGAAGCATGATTCCCTTTCGCTGGCGCTAAACACGCCGCCCTTTGTCATCGCACGGTCAAGTATCGCCGTGGTCTGATTGTCTAGCTCATAAATCGCTTCGGCGGCGCTGTCTAAATTGCCATCGCGAATATACACCTTTGCCTTACTGATTGACGCCCAATTTTTTAAAACGGCATCATTGTGCGCCATCAATGCGTCTAGCTCGCCGCTTAAGTCCTCAACTTTTTTACCCTGCTCGGTAAAGCTGTCTGCCTCATCTTCTGCATAAACCTGACCATGCACGCCAATCAGCTTGAGTATCACGCGATCCTTTGCGCGTTTCTCTGCCATCGCGCAGTAATATTTGTTGTGGCTGGTACTCGCTGACGCTTCCCCTATTGACCACTCGCTACAGTCTTCATAGCGGCCTGTGACACTCAAGGCAACAAACTCTGGACTGACATGTAAAGGTATTGGCGCGTCAAATACAATGCCCAATTTTGCGGCTATGCGCTCGCACGCAAAATGTTTTAACGCCCATGTTCCTGAGCGCACCTCCCAACACGCACTTTTTCTGTCTAGGTTAAGATCAATTAAATGCTTTTTTATTTCCTCCGGTATATCACTCATACATACCCTCTACGCTTAGACTTGCATGATCTTGCATCTGACTAAATTCATAGCCCCTTCTAAAACCCTCAACAAACACTTTATTAAAAGTTTCATCGGGGCTTGTGTTGCCAGCATAACCGGCAACAAATCCTGCCTTGTATTCACGCTCTGCCCACTCGCTAAAGTTGCGCCAAGCGCCGTCCATTGCTTTATCTATTTTCATCATCATTGTTATGACCACGCTATACTCTGCTCTTCGCATTCGAGAAGCCACTCATGTGCGGCCCTGCTTATGTAATTCCATATGCAATTAGCAGTGAGTTCATTAACCTTACTGGCCTTAGCAGAATCAAACATCATTGCAACCCACTCTAGCTGATGGTCATAAATCGGCACTGCAATATCACTTAGCCACGTTTCGTTTTGCTTGAGAAATTCTACGGCTATGTCTCCTCGCAATTCTGCTGACGGGTTGAATGACTCCGGATAGTCACGCCAGCTTTTAAAGCAGGCCATATCGAGCCAGCCTATGCAGTCTTGCCAACTCACGACAGCCCCCGAACGCACACCTTGCCTAGCTCTTTTTCTTTTTCTTCTGTACCAACCCACAAAATGGTGTTTGATAATTTCGCAAATAGCTGATCTGCGTGTTGCTCCCACTGAAAGCCCGACACGGTGGGCTTACGTTTGCCAATGCAAAAAACGCATTCGCCTATCCAGTAGAACGCCCGCGAGTCGCCGACAAGATTGTAATAACGATAGTTGCTAATGTCGTCGGTGCCAAACGTACTTCCAATAACCTTAACTGGTAACATTGCTACTGCCTCCCTTAATTGGGCTTTTGTAAACCAGCGCCAACAGCGCCATGTTTAATCTTCCTTGCACGTTTTTTATGCAATTCATCTGATCCATACGCTCATAGATATCATCTATTACAAAGAGCGCATCAATTAGCTGATCCATTTCATTAGCTAGGTCTATGGATTTTTCGTATGCCTGCCTATGCTCTGGTGCTTGCATTATTGTCCTCTCCCCTTGAGCCGCTTGTGCTCGACTATCAACAGCTCGACCTTGTGATTCCAGCGCAGATTTTTTGCAATCTCGCGGAGCTGTTTACGCTGTTCCGTTTTTGTCATTTCACTCCCCCTGTTGTGGGGCCGCTTACGCGGCCTTGGCCCAGTACCCGTAAACCATCTTGCGCGTCGAGTCGAATGTATCGTGACAATCACCGTCAATCACGCAGACGTAGTGCCTAGCCTGACGCGCAATGTAAGTGCCGCTTGGTAAATCTTCTGCTCTGGCTTTGCGTCCATCCAGCTTAGGCGCTGGAACCCAAGTCCAGCCAATGCTATTCAAGCAGGCTTGGTATTCGTCCTTCCAAATGCCTTTGCTTAATGGCATCGACACAAATTGCTTGAGCACTTTTTCTGCCGCCGTCCATTCCATCCCCGTAGCAATCGCCAAGGCTCGCACGCCACAATATCGGTTGCCTTTGCGGGTAGTGTTACCGTCGTTATAAATGTGCATTGCTGTACCCTCATGTCATCAATCAATGTACACAGATTAGTTGATATGATATTTGCAGTCAACACCTTTGATGATTTTTTTGGCGCATTTTTAGATTAATTTGTTATATAAAAGCTAGGTCAATATGACCAGATAGTTGGGT